CGAACACCGAATTGGGGGAAGCTAAAACCTTTTCAATATCCGGTTAATCCGCATATTGTCGAGATTGTCGATTGGACGGAAAATCGATTCCATCAGTATGATGTGAACCCTGTAATTGGTTCATCCTTACTGTGGATCAAACCGTTTACGACAGTTTACGCTCCACTCCAGCCGTCAACGACTCACTTGCCGTTGGCGGAAAACCTAGCTATAAGCAGACTTATCCAGGCGGCCCAAGCGGGGATTCAAGCGAATCTCGCGCAGGACTTAGCCCAGATAGGTCAGATGACGTCTTTGATTGCAGGAAATGCAACAAAGATTGTCAGATCTCTACGTCAGTTACGTCGGTTTAATTTCACCGGCGCAATTAACGCGCTTACGGCTGGTCGTGGAAACCAAGGTATCACAAGAGGTCGTCTTTCTGCCACAAAGAGCTTAGCCAGTAATTGGCTACAGCTCCAATATGGTTGGAAGCCGCTTCTTAAGGATATCGAGGGGACTGCGATAGCGCTTGCCAACATGATGGTTGGAAGCACTTCAGTCCGGAGTGTCAGAGTTACGGCCTCTGCTATGAAGGAGTTTCGGGAAGTCTATCCTCCTGCCCCTACTACTTTCTTCGCGTCTGCCAAGCCAGGTGTAACAACCTGGATTAACAGGACGACGTGTAAGTTCGTAGTGAGGTACAGGTTAGATAATCCCGCTCTAGCCTTCTTTGCTCAGACCGGCTTTACAAATCCCATAAACCTCATGTGGGAAATCCTCCCATTTTCCTTTGTGGCAGACTGGTTTCTACCGATTGGTCCTTACCTTGAGAGCCTAACGGCTTTTCATGGTTTGGACTTTGTCAGTGGAAGCAAGACACTGTTCACAAGGATGAAAATGGACCAAGCCATTGAAAACTACGGGCCCTTATTAGTTGAACCTACGACGATAGGGCATCATACAGCCAAGTTCCGATATGAGCGGATTTTTCTAAATCGGTCAACCTTAAGTGGTTTTCCGACTATGCATTATCCGCAACTTAATTTATCGGGGCTTACTGGCGGTGTGCGTGCTCAAAACGCCATAGCTCTCCTAGTTCAGGCCTTTAGATGAGGCAATGGTTTCCATTCTTTAGAAGGAAGTACTCACATGTCCGCTCTCGCGGCCGTGAAACTCAGCGGCATCATCGATCACGCTCCTGCTCGTTTAACGAGTAGCGCGACCGTAGGTGTCGACTCAACCATGAACCCCGAAGGGATAAATCCCCAAGGAGTCGCGGCGTGGGTGGACCGTAGCGTTGGTTACGCTATTGCCTACCCCAGATTGACCCTGTCTTTGCGTCCGCCGTCAAAGGCGAGCCGTGTCTACAGGTGTACAGTCAAACTCGTCCTCCCGACGATGGAAACAACCAGCGCCTCAACGATGACGGGTATCAACCCGGCACCGACGAAAGCGTATGATTGTGCCTTCATCGGAGAGTTCTTCCTGCCGGAGAGAAGCACGCTCGCGGAACGGCAAGTGCTGTATTCGCGGGTGGCTTCCCTCTTCGCTCGTCTGATCAACGCTTCGGACGGTACCCCGACAGATTCAACGGGGTCTCCGCTCGAAAACGCTGTGACGACTTTCGAAAACGTTTACTAACCAGTAAGCGTTTAGCAGGTCTAACTCTGGGGGGTTCCACATGTCTTCTAAGAAGCAAGGTGGTCGATTCCATAAAGGAATCGCGAGTTACCGCGTTTCCGAGGGTCTTGAATCCTCGGTTATTGCAGAGTACCTCAGTGCATTGGACTGTCCCCGTTCATTAGCTGTCCTTATACTCTTCAGAAATGGAGAGCATGAGCAAATAGCTAATTTGGGGTTCAATCCCAAGGACTACAATTCTTTTGTAGACCTTCGATCTGCCTACGCTGCTACTAAATTCTTATCAAAATTCACGGGATTATCCCTTGAATCCGATTTGGATAAAGTAGCTTTTGAGAAGTTCGATTCTTTTGAGCTTCTCTGTAAGCAGACCAATGCTCGCTTCAAGGACCTTTCTCTCGACCCCTTATTCAAGGGTCGAGCCGTTTGGCTGCACAACGCAGTCATCCGTAAAATTGAGAGGATCTTGGGCGACTTTGACGCTGAGGAGATCTTTGCAATGCCTGACTGGGGTCCTGGCGCCTCTACGTTAATTAAGCGTAGAGAAGCCAGTTCAGTCAAGAAGTTCCAGTGTGAAACTGGAATCACGCGTGATCTGTACAGCCTTATACCCTGGGAGACCTTAGAGGCTTCTTATCCTCTTTGGTCTGCCCAACTTGTTGAGGCCGGTTTTCCGTCCTTTCAAGTGGGTAATAAGGTTATCACTGTACCGAAGGATGCTTCGACTAATCGAGTTATCGCTATCGAACCTGGAATCAACATTTGGTTCCAGAAGTCCGTTGGCGAAATGATTGGTCGTCGCCTCCGACGGTATGGGGTCGACCTACGCTTTCAGGACCGTAATCAGGAACTCGCTCGTCTCGGTAGTTTAACTAACGAGCTGGCGACTATTGATCTCAGTTCTGCTAGCGATTCAATCGCCTCTTCTATCGTCGAGGTCCTTTTGCCTCGTAGATGGTGGCTGCTGTTGGATGCTTGTCGATCTCATTACGGCACTCGTGGCTCGACTTTTGTGAAATGGGAGAAGTTCTCCAGTATGGGGAACGGCTTTACATTTCAACTCGAGTCGTTGATTTTCTTCGCAATAGCATCTTGTTGCGCAGATTATCTCTCACTTAGTTCTCACCAAGTGAGCGCATATGGCGATGATGTAATATTGCCATCTGCTTGCTACGAGGTTTTCGCTGAGGTAATGGAATTCTACGGCTTTCGTCTGAACGTTAAAAAGAGTCACGTTGACTCCTTGTTCAGAGAGAGCTGCGGAGCCCATTATTACTCAGGCACGGACGTGAAACCGATCTATCTTAAAGATAGAGTGAAGTCGGTTCCAGCGGTTTACCGCCTGGCAAATGCGATCCGTAGATTGGCGCACAGACATAACCTCGGTTATGGCTGTGATGTCCGATTT